TCAGCTCATTCTGGAATTTTATAATGGAAAAGATCCAAACAGTGGTTGGGTACATTGTAGTTACAGTCTTATGGAGAATCGTAAGAAGTGTATGACCGCAATGAAAACTGCTGGAAAGGTCGAATACAAAGAAGGAATAATAAGGTGATACTACAAAAACAATACGATCATATAGACATACCAAGAATACCAAAACTAAAACGAGAAAATATTGCAGGAGAAAGACATTACGTTAATGAACAAGGATCAATATATCCATCAATAACAACAATACTTTCAATACGAGGAAAAGAGGCCATATACGAGTGGAGAAAACGTGTAGGTGATGCAGAGGCAAATCGTATCACCAGACGATCTACCACAAGGGGTACTCAGTTCCATAATTTACTGGAACAATACTTCTTGAATCAAATAACAGATGTAGATCTATTTAAAGCAAATGCACTCGCTAAAAATCCAGGCGTTTGGTATTTGTTCTTAGAAGCGATACAAGAGTTAGAGAGACATATAGGTAAAATATACTGCATTGAAGACTACCTTTACTCAGACGAGTATCAAGTAGCTGGTGCAGTAGACATGATTGCCGAATGGGATGGGAAAATATCTGTAGTAGATTTTAAAACATCTAATAGTGCGAAAAAAGAAGAGTGGATTGAAAATTATTTTATCCAAGGTACGGCGTATGCAAAAATGTTTACAGAACGTACTGGTATAGAATGTAATCAACTTATAATTTTTGTAGTTCCCGATGATGGAATACCTCAAACATTCATTAAGAGAGTGGATGATTATACCGAATTACTTAGAGAGTCTATTCGGGATTACGCCCACCATAAATCCAAAAGGGCTGCATGAGCACTATAACCAAAATATTCATTATTGGTGCATCGCTGTTTTTCTTTGGTTGTTTACCTAAAGAAACACCGCCACCAGTTGTCACGGATAACGTGACAGAAAAAGTAAGTACATGGACAAATGACGAGAGAAACTATTGGGTAACATTATATTTTACCCGAATGTCTCACGATCCAGCTGTTCGTATGAAGTACCCACCAGAACATCTATACAGTCTTTGTAAATGTATCATAGATGTTATGTCAATAGATTATGACTATGAGACATTCATGAAGGACTTCAATAAACAACCTATTGATCCCCTGAATGCTCAGATCGTTTATGATGTTTCTTTCAAGTGTTCTATGGAAGAGGTTAATTTGATGAGATTGAAAGCACAAGAACCAAATCCTAAAGACGCCATATAATCATGCCCGCAAGAAATCACACCAAATGGAAACAGGTTCCAGGCCAACTGAAAGCTGGAGAGTATGTAAGTAGTAAGATTTATTCAGACGAAAATATTTTTAAGCAAGAAATAAGTAAGATTTTCAGTAAGGTCTGGGTTCCTGTTTGTCATGAATCTGAATTGCCAGAACCAGATAGATTTAGAACAACCACAATTGCTGGTGTTCCTATCATGGTAGTCAGAGACAATGATGGAGAAATTCACGCAGTAAAAAATTCACTTGAGAGAAGTCCAAGTGGGAAGATAGGCTCTAAGTTATTATTTGAGAGCATCCCAGAATTTCTTCATTGTGATGTAAAGTTTGGTGGATTTGTTTGGGTAACTTTGAACGAGAATCCACCTACGATGGAAGAGTGGGTTGATGGTTCCTTTGATTGTATGAAAGAATCACTCAATGCAGAACCATTGGATGTCTTTCATTATCACAAAGCCATTATACCATGCAACTATAAATTATGGCATGATACTAACTCTGAGTTCTATCATGACTATCTACATTTCCATAATAGAGTGACAGGTTTCAATGACTCCTATTTTGCAAGAGAGAATAAGTGCTTCAACAATGGTCATGTCAATGTTGGATCATTTGAGGTCCAGTACGATCAGTATGAAGGGTTTGAGTCAAGAGAGGAATTATCTTTTCCTTATCTACCTACAAACCATTGGGAAATGATTGATATGTTTCCAGGCATCAACTTCAACCTGAGAGGATCTGCATTGCGTGTAGATGTTATGACTCCATTGAGTCCAGACAAGGTAATGATTGAGTTTCGTGGCTTGGGTCTGAAATCAGATACACCAGAACAAAGATTGATTCGTCAACGGCATCATAATTCTATCTGGGGCCCCTTTGGTAGAAATCTACATGAGGATCTACTTGCAGTAACTACACAACAAGGGTCAATGCATAATCATGCTGAAGAAAGACGAATCCTTCATGGAAGACATGAAAACAATACGATTCATGATGAGGTTGGTATGAGGCATTACTATGATGAGTGGGGTAAATGGATGAACATGAATCCTAGTAACCCTGAAGAAGTGTACGTATGAAACAACATAATATCGCCTTAACTATAACTGCCGTTGTTTTTATATTTGTTATGTCAATCATAGTATGGAAAAGAGATGCATTTGCTCATCCAGACGGAACTACACCCTATTGGTATCCATCAACATATCTTTATGGGTTTGTTCAAGGTTGTTGGGAAACTGTAGAACAGAACCAATCTCTTGCAGAAGGAATGTGGCCTGATGATATACGAGCAGTATGTGGTTGTGTAATTGATTCAGTAAGACATTCAATACCATTTCATGAAGCAGAAGGTAAGACTCCTGAGAGTATCAAAAAGTTTGATTTCATTACCAAGAATGTTTTACCTCAATGTATCATGGAAGTCGAGGCTGGTATCATGTTGAGAAATGGTGAGAAATAACTTGACATTTGTGAAATCATAGTATATAATAAATATTAAAGAGTCAATGATACAGTTTATATAACTTTTAAGACATCGGTGCGATTCCGATCGGCTCCACCATAAACGCATAGGAGAGCATATAGATGGAAATCACATCTTTCTGACTTTCGTAATTTTTGGTAGTGCAACAATTTTTATTTGGATAATGGAAGCTGTGCTTTTGTGATGGGGCCGCAATAGAGTTCGATTGAGAGCGAAGGAACTGAGGAGATTCAAAAACCATAATCGCAAACAACGCTGATTATACATCCGCTTCTTATGCACTAGCTGCTTAAGAAACCGAGTACAGGGAGTCACTTGGGAACAGAAGACTCCCACAACCTTTAATCCCCTAATATTATGGAATTAAGTTTTTTGACACCAACCAAATTTTCTACAATGATAGAAGAAATGGTTGCAGAGAAGCATTTAACTTATATGGATGCCTGTCTTCACTATTGTGAAGAAAACAATGTTGAACCTGAGTCATTGGGCCGACTCGTAAACAAATCACTCAAACAGAAGATTCAAGTTGAGGCAGAGAATCTTCATTTCCTACAAAAATCTAGTTCATTACCACTATGATGGAAGCCTATGATGCATATAAAATGTATCTAGGAATCAAACTGCACTTTGGACAAGAATCCTATGATTTCTTTCGTTACAATGGTGCAGTCAATGCTTCTAAAGATTCATTCATGCATAGGAATGATCGGTATTTCTTTCATAAACTTGGAAAGAGATACGATAAAGAACTACGTGAGTTTCTTGTATCTAACTTTTCCAAAGAGGATAGTGTAAATCCCAAAGGGCTTCTTGCTAATAAAGCAGAAGAAAATTATACTCAATGGAAGAAAAATCAACAATCTATTACAAGAATATTTGACCAAGAGTTAAAGAAATGTCTTGACATTTACGATTCTTTTGGTATAATGTTTATTAAAGAATCAGAGAGTAAACATCCTCCGATTGTTACTCTGATACAGCAAGGTAAATTGAGTATTGAGTCGGCGGTCATATTAGACCACTATCTCAATTGGATAGATCATGTAAATCGTGAAGTAGAGTTGTACGATTCTTGGGTATGGCCGAGAATCAGTAGGAGGCTTCGCAAATGTCAACCCTTCATTAAGTTTAATGAGACAAAATGCAAGGAGATTCTAAAAAACAGAGTCGAAAGCGTGATCCAGAAGACTTAGTTCGTCAGGTTGCCCATCTCAAGAGTAGGATGGGTAATCTTCAGAAGGACGTAAGGCGTCTGGAGTATGACAACGCTCTGTTGCAACGTAAGTTGCAGACCCTAACTTCTATCAAAAAAGGTAGATAATGTCGTTATCAGAGGTTTCTCTGATTGATCACATGGGCACCGATCTCACAGTAGTGAACGCTGCCCGTGTATCTTTTGGTAAAAAGAAAACAGAGTTTACAGATGGTGATGAGAAACTGATCAAGTATCTAGCTGATCATAATCATTGGTCGCCATTTGGACACTGTTCAGTGCAGTTTCATATCAAGGCTCCAGTATTTGTTGCAAGACAGTTGGTCAAGCATCAGATCGGTTTGACTTGGAATGAAATCAGCAGAAGGTATGTAGACTTTCCACCAGAGTTCTACGATGTGGATGTTTGGAGAGGTCGCCCAGTTGATAAGAAACAAGGTTCTAGCGATAATACTGTAGAATGGGTAAATCGTGATAGAAGAACTGATACTCTTAAATCTGAGGTAGAGAACATTGCACTAAAGAACTATAATACGATGATTGAGGCTGGAGTTGCTCCAGAACAAGCACGTATGATACTTCCTCAAAGTATGATGACAGAGTGGTACTGGTCTGGTACACTTTATGCATTTGCAAGGGTATGTAATCTTAGATGTACTGAAGATGCTCAAAAAGAATCTAAGGAAGTCGCAGATAAGATTGCATTACATTGTGAAACTTTATTTCCCTGTAGTTGGAGATCATTATGGAACCCAAGTACACATTAAAGGTTGATGCAGGCTCATACGCATCAAATTCATTAGTCCACTTGTTGTGGATAGTTCTTAGTCATAGATTACATCACTTTCTAAAAGGTGAAGGTTTTCGTGACTAATAAATATGAGTGAGACAGGGAGTAACCAGAAGAGCCATATAATAGGTGAGGAACCTGGGCTCGGGGGAATCACCAGCTGGTCCCTTCTCACTCATACATTAATATTAATAATACGATAATACGAAAGGAAAATATGTCGTTTGCTGCACTTAAAAATCAATCCAACCTAAACACTCTGTTAGATGAGTATAACAAACAGAGTTCACCCGAAACCAAATCATTTGACGATGACCGATTCTGGAAACCAGAGATGGATAAATCCGGCAATGGGTTTGCTGTCGTTCGATTTCTTCCGGCTCCTGAAGGAGAAGAGATTCCTTGGGTTAGGATGTTTTCTCATTCATTTCAAGGACCAGGCGGTTGGTTCATTGAAAACTCACTGACCACAATCAATAAACAAGATCCTGTCTCTGAGGCAAATCGTGTCTTGTGGAATAGTGGATCAGAGGCAGACAAGGAGACTGCCCGTAGACAGAAACGTAAACTGTCATACTACACCAACATCTATGTGGTGTCAGATCCGAAAAGACCAGAGAATGAAGGGAAGGTTTTCCTTTATAAGTTTGGTAAGAAGATCTTTGATAAGGTCATGGAAGCCATGCAACCTGAGTTCAGTGATGAAACTCCTATCAATCCATTTGATATGT